ATTTTATCTTTATATTGGAGTTTCCATCTATGAGGACATCCCCTAAATATACTCATTTGAGAGTAACTAATATTCTTTTGAAATGCATAGTTAATCTCTTGGGGAGGATTTTTTAAAATCTCCTTAATTATTTTTGGGATTTTTTTAGCCACAGTATTTTATTTTTTCCACTTGTTTCTTCCAACAAGTAGACCTATGATGCCATAATTGGCTATATCAATAAATGTATCTTCCATACCCTCACCTTTTACAAAGTTTTTACCATTAATTAGTAAATTCTTTAAACGTGAGATTTTATCAGTTAATCTAATAGCTAAACCAGTGAGTGAGAATTTTTTATCCTCTTTACTATTAAGAATATCACCACCTAGTGAAATATTATTCAAACCGTAATCCATATGTTTGGCGGCAAATAATTCATACATCTCACCCATAATAGCTTTAAATTCATTAGCTAACTCTCTATACTCGGTTTCAAACTCCTGTACTGCAGGTGAAGGATCAGTATTAGATTTTTTAGTTGTAGGTGTAGATGATTTCTTGTGGTAAGATGTTAATATATCACTCATAATATTGATTTAATATTAAAATATTTTTTTAACGCTTTCAATCTATCATCTGCATCTACTAACATCATTAAAGCTTCCTCAGCATTTTCATAAAAATCCTTAGTGGAGTGATCACCTATTCCAGCAGGATGTTCTGATAGTAGATTTAGTGTAAGCATTGCTTTTGATTTATCTGCCTCAGCAGATGTTCTTAACATAGTAAATAATTCGCCTTTCATTTCAATAGTTGTTTAATATCCTTTTTATTTAATCCTATACTATTCAATATACTAACAATCTCACTCTTATCCAAAAGATTATAATATTCTAGTGCTTCCTTATTGGAACATTCCCAATAATCCTTTAAATAACTGATGAGTTCTTTACTTTTTGTTTTAGTAGTGGATTTTATGTATTTACTCCACTTATTATTTTTAGGTATAAACTCTTTATAGATTGAGTATATTTCTTTTTTATTTTGAGGTAATATTGTCTGTACCTCATTTACTAGTTCCAAGTAATCGGGATTCATGCTTAATACTCGGTGAATAACATACGAGTTAAACATATCCCAATCCTCGTCACTAAACTCATCGATTGGTGTCTTTTTTGTATTAATATGCGGCATCCAACCGAAAGTATTTTTTATCATACTAATTCGTCCTTGAGTTCTTCTCTAAGTTCAACAGGAATACCATCTCCTAAAATTTTATTTGTATTAGGATCATAAAATACTGGTATAGGCATAATAGCATCATTATCTGTACCTGCTACGAATTTACTTATTTTCCTTAAAATCACTCCTGATTTAAATATGCTTCCACCAGCGTCATTTTTCATACCAGTAGTAGCTTTTAAATCAATATTCAGCTCGGGTTGTTGTTGAGGTGCTTTCATTTTATTTTTATGTTTATAATTTGTTGTAAAAGTGAGATCATATTAATCTCTTTATCTATTCTAAAATTAGCTTTATATTGATGTTCATTTATCAATATTGCTACTGTACCTTCCCTATCAGGAAGATAAGCTTCTGCATTATCAAATAAAAACCTAAATAACTCTTCAAAATCATCAATATTTGAATCTTGAATAATTTGTCGAATTTCTTTAATACTAGGTTTTGTTTTTTTAAGTTCATTTAAAAGAGCAGACAAATAACTAGCAGAAACAAGTAATGAATCATCAATTGTTAAATGATTATTAATATTACTTGCTTGGATAGTGTTGAGCATCTTTCTTAAATCCGGATAGAATTTATTAACTACTTTACCAATGGCAGGTAAATCATAACTTATACTCTCCTTATCACATATGCTAGCTAAATGTACTGCTACTTCTTTTTTAGTTGGTGGTACTATTTTAAATGTTTGACATCTTGACTGTAAAGGATCTATAATACGTTCTACAAAATTACAAGTTAAAATAAAACGAGTAGTACGTGAAAATGTTTCTATTATATTCCTTAATGATGCTTGAGCTTGTATTGTTAAAAAATCAGCTTCATCTAAAATAACAACCTTGATAGGTTTAAAAGACATAACACTTGAAAATCCTGATACTTTATCTCTAATAGTTTCAATACCCCTTTCATCTGAGGCATTGATATAAAGATAGTCACAATCTAATTTATTTACTATAATCTTAGCAAGTGTAGTTTTACCTGTTCCTGCTGGACCATAAAATAAGTAGTTTTGAATATCATTTTGAGATAATTGTTTTGAAATACTCTCTTTGAGCTGAGGATTACCTACATAAGTAGATAAATCCTCAGGTCTGTATTTCTCATTTAGTAAACTGTGTTTTTTCATATACTGTAAATCTACATAAAATCTTACTGTTCTCCAAATTCTCCATATAGTGAGTATTTTTTCTCTACTATAGGTTGTACCTCAATCTCATCAGTTTGAATAGCATACAAAGAACTTTTTAGAGGTTCTAATCTATAATGTCCTTTAAATCCTGTTTTTACCATATAAGCTTCAAGTGTATCAGTAAGTGAAGAATGGGTAGGACCATCTGGTTCATTAGCTACTAATCTCCAATTATCACCAGGAGGTACCCTTCTTGCTATTAATATATTCTTTTCTTCTATTCTTACTTCTTTAGTCATGTCTTTATAATTATTTTTTAATACATTCCTTCCATTCCAGCTGGCATAGCAGGTGCTGCAGGTGTTTGAGCATCTTCACTCTTGTCTTCTGTGATAGTACACTCAGTTAATAATACAGTACCAGCAATACTTGCTGCATTTTCTAAAGCTAATCTAGTAACCTTTGTAGGGTCAATAATACCTGATTCTTTAAAATTTATAGCCTCTCCAGTTTCAATATTAATACCAGTCCAAGTATTAAACTTTTTAGCATTAACTAAATCGGTTTGACCAATGAATATTGCTTCGCTTTTATCATATCCAGCGTTGACTAATATTTGTTCAAATGCTTTTCCACAAGCTTTGTATACAATCTCAGCACCTCTATTGTCTCTATCAATACTTTCACGAGCATACAATAAAGCAACACCTCCACCAGCAACAACGCCTTCTTGGATAGCAGCTTTAGTAGCATGTAGAGCATCATCAACTCTATCTTTTTTCTCTAACATCTCTGTTTCAGTGTGACCACCTACATGAATAATTGCTACTCCACCTACAAACTTTGCAAGTCGGTTTTGTAATTGTTCAATTTCAAATGGTGTATTTGAATTATCAATTTGTTTTTGTAGTTCCTCAACACGAGCTTCAATAACTTCTACTGTTCCTTTTCCATCTACAATAGTAGTTTGGTCTTTAGTTACAGTGATTTTTCTAGCTTCTCCAAACCAATCCCAACTGAATTTATCAAGTTTCATACCTTTATCTTTAGAAAATACTTGACCACCAGTTGTAAGTGCAATATCTTCTAAAACAAGCTTTCTACGTTCTCCAAAATCAGGTGATTTAACAGCACATACATTAACTGTACCTCTCATTTTATTAACAATAAGGGTAGCTAATGCTTCATTATCAATATCTTCAGCAATAATCAATAATGATTTACCTTCTGATGATACAGCCTCTAGTATTGGTAGTAACTCTTTTACTTGAGTTAGCTTTTGGTCTAAGATTAAGATAGCTGGAGTATCTAAAATAGAAGACATTGTATTATTATCTGTTACAAAATAGGGTGATTTGAAACCTCTATCAAATTGCATACCTTCAACTGTTTCAAGATAAGTATCTCCAGTTTTAGATTCTTCAATATGTACAACACCATCTAAACCTACTTTATCAATAGCTGTAGAAATAAGTTTACCAATCTCAGGATCATTATTTGCTGAAATAGAAGCGATTTGTTCTAGTTGAGATTCACCTGTAATATCTTCTGATATTTTATCTCTAAGATTATTTATAGTAGTTGTAACTGCAGCATCAATTTCTCTTTTGATTTTAACTGCATTTTCTCCATTATCTAAACTGTTCAATCCAGCTTTAATAATTTCTCTAGCTAATAATGTAGAAGTGGTAGTACCATCTCCAGCTTTATTTGCTGTATTAATAGCGGCTTGTTTAAGTAACTGAACACCTAATTCTTGTGTAGGTTCTTTTAGAGCAATTGATTTAGCTACAGTAACACCATCTTTAGTACTTTGAGGAACACCTTGGTTATTAGAAATAACTACATTTCTACCATTTGGTCCTAGAGTTGCTACAACAGCATCTGCAAGTTTATCTATACCTTTTACTAGTTCCTTCCTAGCTACGGTACCAAATTCTATATGTTTATTCATTTTTAATTTTAATTTTAGTCTTTAATAACTTTTGCTAGAACCTGATTTTCAGGACCCACATAATACTCTTCACCATCAAAGGGAAGTTTGGTAAAACCTTGAGTTGGTAAAACAACTAAATCACCTACTTTTAACTGCATTGGAATATAATCACCTGTAATAGTGTACCTTCCAGTTCCTATTGCGATAACTTCACCAAATTCATTTTTTTCTTTACCCATATCAGGTACAATAATATTACCATATAGGGTTTCTTCATTTTCTACTGGTTTGACAATAATTGCGTCAAATAGTGCTTCAAGTTTATTCATTGTGATAAAAAATTTATAAGATTCGATTCAATTTTACTGTATTCAGCTATAAAATCCTTTATGGAAGTATAGTGTTTCTTTGTATGCAACTTTTCTTCAGATATAAATTGCAATGCTGATTTAAGATTAGGAAAAAACTTTAATGCTTTTTCATATTCTTTACTTTTACCTTTCGCTCTAAAGTGTTCAGCATTAGTTTGTACTTTAATGTTTACAATATAATTGTAATCATCCCTAGTGATGAAATAGGGTTCTAATGCTTCATCTTCTACTACTGTATGTGATTTTACTCTTGACATATTATAACATTTTTATTTATACCGTAAATATACGAAAGATATTTGTGAAAGCCAAGCGAAGGCGCGCTTATTGTAAAAAAATGTTACTTAATTTTAATAGACTTAGGTTTAGCTTCTTCAGCTAAAGGTATAAAAATATCTAATAATCCATTTTCTAAAGCTGCATCTGTTTTTGATAAATTAAACTTAGGTGCAATTTTATATCTTAAATCAAAAGATTTTTTAGATAAACCTTGGTGAATAGTTCCTTCATGGAATTCATCATCCTCTGGTTTTTTATAACTAATTTTCAAAGTATCTCCTTCAATGTCAAGGATTACATCACTTTTAGTTAGCCCAGTACAGGCAACTTCAAAATGAAGTCCTTTGTCATCAAAGAATATATTAAGAGGGTGTGGTTGTTTAGTATTTGCTGCTGGTTGAAATGTACTATCAGCATGAAAGTGGTTCCTAAATAGGATATCGAATGGAGACAAATGTCTCTCTAATAATTGTAATGTACTCATATCATTTAAATTTGTGAGCGCCTTAGCTACTCGGTTAATAATTAATTTATAATAAAACTCAGCGCGCCTTGACTGTGCTTTTGTTTATTATGGTAATACATATATGAAAACCATTTTAAAATCTACTCTGCATCAAAGAAAAATATGTGAAATAGTCTACTTGTGTTAATGTCCCACCCACAATATTCACTTGCTGCATGAATCATTTGAGCATCCCAAATAACTAATCTATTGAAAACATTACCTACACTATCTACTAGTTCATAGGGTGTTCTATCAACAAAAGTTTTTTGATTAAATGCTAGAAGCAAATCTGGGTGGCTACCATGTCTAATTGAATTTGCACTGCCTAATTCACCAGCATCATACCCTTTTACAGCAAAAAATGATGTTCCCGAATAATAAGGTGCGTTAGGATTCAAGTAAACAACAGCGGCATATGATTGACTGTCACAGTGATATACTAACTTAGTTCCTGCGTTATTTGATTGGAATCTACCGTTCATTTCGTGGTCTTCCCACTTGGTTATACGCTTGCCTAGGATTGCTTCAAATCTTTCCT